CTTGAAGTTATCATATAACTCCTCAAACTTTGGCAACTGAAAAGCTGAACATGTAGGTGTAAATGCTCCAGGCAATCCAAAGACTACCACATCCTTGTCATTAAACAAGTCTTGAGTTCTTTTCAAAACCCAATCATTATCTTCACGCATATAGAACACTTGGTCGGTTAAACGAGTTCCTTCCATTTTAGTTCTCCTTCATTTTTCTATAAGTTTTTCTTAGATCTAAAAAATCCTCAATGTAGTCATCCCTTTTAGCATCTAGTAATTGTATGCCTTGGTCTTCAACATTAATGATTAGTAGCATTCTTTCAATAGGAGTGCCAGTCCTTTCTTCATACATGACAGCATAAGCTGAACACTGCATAAAATAATCTTTGACCCATTCCCTCTTCTTCATTTTAGCAGAGGTCTTGAAGTCAATTACTGTTAGTTTCCCTTCATATTCAGCTATACAATCTACAGTACCTGCAGTTTCAAGATGGTCTGAATATAATTGAGTTTCTAAACAGTGAATGTTATTAATTTTATCGAGATATGGTATCATCTGACCGAAATCTTGTTTGCTGAAATCGTCAGATAAATCACCCTCGTTGAGTAAATACTTCTCAGCTAAGTGATGTATCTTATTACCACGAGCGAGTGCTCGTCTAGATATTTTACTAGCTTCTACTTCACCCACTTTATCTTTCCATGCTTGGATAGATTCCATGTTTTGTAGTCTAGTAATAGATGTCACTGAAGGATACTTAGCACCAGTGGGAGTTTCATAATATCTCCCACCTTCAGCATTTACCTGCTTCAGTTTACCCACTTCAATTGGTACATGATTAAACATAATATTTACTTCTTAATATCAATCGGCTTTCCGTTTTTGTCCTTATGAAATCTATCATCCCACTTGGACTGGTTTCGTCGATATTTGTATATGATAGTCTTTACTTTCTTAAAAAGCAAATCCTTATACTTCTTCAAGTGCAACCATAAGTCTTTCAGCACGATTTGGTACCTGTTTGTGCCAACGACTATCTCTTCCTTCAATTGCTGCCTGTTTCCAGTCACCTGCTTCAACTGCTTTTTTCATGTTTTTGAACTTACCAAGTCTTGGTGCTCCCATGTTAAAACACATGTTGATTAGGACTCTCTGTACAGTATCAGGATAGCTTTCGATATCAGGATATACTTTCTTCACTTCCGTGACGAACTTTTCTACATCAGTATCGAATACTTCCCAGCAACGATCTTCAGATACAGCAGTTCCTACAGCTTTACCATGTTCTTCGTCATCTTCTGTGACGAGGTGTCCGATACCAAATGTAGGATAACCGAGATGGTCGTTGTATATTTCGAATTTAACTCCTTCATCGCGAATGAGTTCTTCTCTTAGTTTCTCTCTGTCAAATGACATTGATTTACTCCTTTGTTGTAAAATCTTTATAAAGGTGCCAGGGATGAAATGGTACAACTTTCGCATTCCTGCGAATAGCATTCCTCTTACGAAAACGAAGAGGTTGTTTACCATTTACTGCTCCACTTACACCTTTAATTTCTTTTTTGCTTTTTTAATTGCAGCAATTAACTTTGCTTTGGTTTGTCTTTTGTCTAGTTCAACACCAATCTTACGACCAAGTGCTTCGAGCTCGTCTTTAGTTTTCTTTTCAAGATACTTAAAGTCTTCTTTATCAAGAACACCATCTTTGTTTGTATCAAGAACAGGAAACAATTTTGCTCCTACACATTTCAACCAATCAATAACTTTTTGCATAATATCTCCTTTTAGTTATTTTGTATTAATTTTTGAAAGCCAACCTTTTACAGTTGTTTCAATCCAACTCGCCCAAAAGGGTTGTGGAAAATTCCAGCCGATGAAAGCACCAACTGCAATCCAGAATAGAATATCTAACATTATCGTTTACTCCTTGTTTGTTTAGGTTTAGCATCTTCAGATTTAATCTTAGCAATGATATATTCTTTTACTAAGTCACTTCTGACGATGTCGTTTACTGTAAACTCGACACGAGCATAACTATTCATATGCCTTACTATCTCCATGAAATTAAAAAGACCTTCCCTTTCGGTGCCCTTTCTTAAATCAGTTTGGCGATAGTCGCCACAAAACACAATACGAGAATGGTCGCCCACCCTTGTAATAATTGTGTCAAGTTCCTCCCAGTTTAGATTTTGACATTCGTCCACTATTACTACAGTGTCATCAAATGTTAATCCCCTGACGAAAGATGTTGAAGCAAAATCTAAATTGTGTTGCGTCATCAACCTATCGTATGGGTCAGGATAAACCAGATTATCTACTTTCTTAGCGAACAATGCCGATGCTATATGTTTATATGGCAGTTGATATTGTTCTAGCTTTTCTTCTAGATCTCCTGGCAAATGACCAATCTCTCTACTTTGTACAGCAGATCGAATAATCAAAACTTTCTCAAACTCTTTATTCAGTACAGACTCTAATGCTTTATACATCGCAATATAAGTTTTACCTGTACCAGCTACACCATGAGCCATAATGATTTGTTTACTTTTATCATTATAGAAGTCAAAAAACTTTTTCTGACTATCGTTGAGAGGATCGACTCGTTTGAGATCGGCGATCTTCAACTTTGCTTTAGCAGATGGAGCATCTGCTTTTTTCGCTCTGGGCATATTAAAATACTTCTGTGTTTATCTTACTTCCAGGATTTTTAGTTCTTACTCTTTCAAGTACATCTCTAAATCCTGTTGCTTTTTTTCTAGCATCTGTTCCTGCTAGGATACCTGCTTCTCCGATATTTGGTGCAGATATCATAGATTCCCAATCTTTATTGGTTTCTAAATACTTTACTTTGTCATCATAACTACAAAATAATTCTTTTACTTCGCCAGTCTTTTTATTTTTTACATTATATAAAGGCATATTATACTGCTTCCTTTAAAGGTTTACTGAGTTCATCCCAGTCTAATTCATAATCACTATCACTTTCACTGTATTTCAGCACTCCTAGTTTTTCATATCCAGGAATAACTTCTTCAGGAAGTAATCCAATTTTTTTCAGGTTAGGCATTATTCTACTGAACAATACTTCTTGAAACTGTGTTTGAAATAAATTTTCTTTTGAATATTCTTCAGTTGCTACTAAATCTAATCCATATTTTTTCCATACTTCAAAAGGTCTTAATCTATTTCTTGATACTGTACATGCTTCAAGTGCAAACTTAGCACGATCTAATACTTCTTCTTCTGATAAAGTTTTAACAAACTCATGTAAATAATTAATACCAAAAGTCACATGCCTAGCTTCATCTCTAATGATTAATCCAATCATCTCTTTATATACTGGGTCACGACTTGATTCTTTTGAAGCATTAAATGCTGCGAGTGCGAGTCCTTCAATAATTACTTGCATTCCGATAAACTTTAAATCCCATCTTGGGTCAGTAAGTATTTTATCTAGTAAAGTTTTCAGACCAGTTCCTATTGGCCAACTCGTTTTAATTCTTGTCTGTAAATATTTGTTAAATGCTTCTACATGTCTTGCTTCGTCAAAGGTTTGACTTGCTGCATACAACTTTGCGTTGAATGTTGGAGCACAGGATGCTAACTGACTTGCTACAAGTAAAGCACCTTGCTCACCATGTAAAAACTGACTAAGTGCCCATGCGTTTTGGTCATGTAAAAATGCTTTTCGTTTCTTTGTATCCCAGCCTTTATACATTTCATGTTCAGTCCATTGATTATCTTCAAACTCAAACTCTTCATCAGTGATACCTTCAAACTCTGGCGACCAATCAACATCAACCTCTACATTCCAGTTTAACTCCTTGCCTAATTCATACAACTTACGAATGCGATTATCTTGTACTGTATAATCCCAGTTATATGAGCCAGTCAGTGGAGTCTGAAATATCTCGACAACATCAGTTGGTTCTAGTTTTTTTGGATATTCACCATCGAAATCACGAACTTCTTTGGGTGTGGTAGTCTTTATAATTTTCATTACTATATTTATAACTCTTCTATCGGTGGTAAGTGTTTCTTTTTATTAGGCACAACCTGACTTCTATACTTGGGTGTGCGTAGTTCTTTGGCAACAGGGTCTCTACTCCGAATATCTTTTATTGACTTGCGAGTGTTTTTCTTCATCTGCCCTTACCTTTTTAATTACATCTGTTAGTTTCGCACTCTTTTTTAATTTGTAATAATCTATCGCTATCTGTGGTGCGTCGACATTTTCAGTTTGTCCAGACTCTACCATATGTAAATATTGTGTATAACTTTTTACTGCTTCCTCTTCAAAATAATGTGTCATACGATGAGCAGTTTTAGGAAAGAAAATATATAGTAGTAAATAAAAAATAATAAAAATAAACTGAGCAAATAAAACTATGTATCGTTCTAACCATGATGGTTTTGCGATATCAATAAAAATCATTAGATGCATTCTTTCATTCTCAGCTTCATCCATCATCTCGCGAATCTTTGGACCCAAGCCACTCTTCATCTTACGAAGAGATTTCATATGTAGCCAAACACCAGCAACCATTCCAGGAACTGCAGCAACAGTTTCTAATACGACTGCACGATGCCCATACCTTTTAGCAAAAAAAGTATCGGCTATGAAACGAAAGAACATAGTCATGCTCTTCGCAAACTTATCTTTAATTATTTCCCCCATTCATTTAATGTCCTATATGCATCCCTAGTAATACCCCAAATCCAAATATGAGCCAGTCAAACATAAAGTGCATGATAAAACTACCAACAAAAATAGTTTTCCAATGGCATTTACATATTTCTATTTGTTCACTAATTTTCTTCATCATGATTAAAGTCCTGTATCATAGGAAAAACTTCTTCAATAGCATCAGCACATTCACTAGCTATATCCATGTGTTCTTTTTGAGTACCATTTGCAGTTCTTAGATCTATATAATGCATCCATGAACGCAATGTTCCATTCATATATAGGGTACTTTCAGTCATACCCTCAGGCAATATGGCTCTAGCTTGTTCTTTGGCTATACCTTTGCCGAGTGCTTCTGTATATAATTCCTTTACTCCTCTAATAAGTTTCATCTGTTGCATATTAAACCATTCTACAATCTCACGATCTTCAAACTCTGTAGAGTTTTGTCTGTTCTTTTTATCTTGCTCTCTAGCTTTACGAGTAGTGTAATCATTTGCTTCAGCATATCTTTGACTAAATTCCTGGAAAGAAAAACTTCTATGTCTCAATATTTGTCTAGCGATATCTCTTGTAGTTTTAATTTCTAAACATACTGATACCATTTCAAATGGTGACCAGTGTTTATGCTTCATCAAATATTTGAGTAGCTTTTCAGAAGTTTCTTCATTCGCTTGGTTCGATGGATTAGATACTCTTGCGCAATATGCAACTTCCTGTAATAAATCTCCATTTTGTCCTTTCGAGTATGATATTAATTTAACTGGCATAACAAGCATTTGTTCCGTGTACTTCATCGTACCATGTAGGAACATCCCTCTTAGTCCATTTAGCGAAGTCTGCTTTGTATTTAATATAGTATTGACGATAAGCAACTATGCTATCATTATGTTTCACATCCTCAGGCATCGCTTGAGGAAATGGTGTTAGACCCTGTCGTTTAATAGCTATGGGTGTAAACATCAATGCTTCACGCAGTAGTGTATCAGTTTTGTGTACTCTACCATAGCGATGCGTATATTCATCGCAGAGTGCAGTAAATAAATTGTATGCCCACATATAATTAGCATCAGTTTCTCGTACCCATATAGCACAAGGATGGTTCATCATGGTAGCACGATAAAGTACATTTTCCATATTACTATTTTCCATGAGCCAATACTTAGTTTCTGTTTTACCTGATACCGATGGTCGTTTAGTTAGTTCGCCATCAAGCATACGATGTGCAGTAGAAAGTAGTTGGGCAGTTTCTAGTATCATTTTAACAACATGTTTGTCACAATGTTGTTTCGCAGCAACCACAGGATGCTGATGTAATGCAAAGATATTCATGTATTATCTCCTTCCGTGTAAGACGCAGTTTTCTGCATATCAAACACACCTTTCTGTTTTTTTGGTGGTGCGTTTTTATCTTTTACGATCTCACCAAGTCTATAAGTTTTTATCCTTTTATCTTGTAATGTAAAAATGCTCATAGCAACTATCGCCATAGCCAATGGGGTTAGTATTACAAGATATCCTTGTATTTCTTCAATACTCATAGTTTCACCTATTCATCTGTAGATATATCAATAGATTCTTCAAATTGTTTTCTAGCTTCTTTGCGTTTCTTTCGTTTATCTAGACGCATTTCAACATCTACCCAAGCGATAGCACCACAAATAGTAATCAATCCGATAACTATTAAACTATCTAATATAGTCATAATCATGTTATAATTCTAATTAATAAAAACTTAAATGTCAAATCCATCAATATATGCCTGTAAGTCTTCCATATCCTGAGTTGACAGGTTTGCTGCCTGTCCCCACATTAATGCTGACTGGGCACCTCTAGTTTCCCCAGCTTTATATTGCTCTAGCATCTTAACAATCGATGTAGATCCAGATAATTTTGGACCAATACCACCCTCGCCATTCATACCATGACACATATTACAATTAACATATTTCTTAGCACCTCTATCAGCTGGTGTTTCTGATTGCATCGCTACTCGCTTTGCTTCAAGTTGCTCAGTAAATGTACCAAACTTATTATGGTATTCTTCAAGACACTCACCTTGGCATCCATGAACATCAGTATATCCTTTGACATCTGCGTTGGCGTATGCTAAGTTCAATATCCAAAACAATCCTATACTTCCGACTAGGAAAGCAGTTATTCCTTCTCTCATTTTATCCTATGGGGTTATACTCTCCCATCCGAGTTGTTTAATTTCTGGATCTACTTTAGTCATCACATTAAGTAAATCTTGTTTCTCTAACTTGAACACTTTGTAGAATTCAGGATCGTGTTCTTTTATAGACTCAGTATTATGTATAAGGTCAAAAACTTTTATCGTTTGTACTTCCTTACTACCTTGAGCAAGATGGTCACGATCCATTGCTTTTCTAGTAGCACGATTCCCATCTTCTGGCTTTGATACATCAGTCAAACCTCTAACCAGTTCGCTAACTTTGTCGCCAAAGAATCGTGCTATTTCTTCATGTGATGCAGGTGTATCTTCAACTACATCATGCAATAATGCTGCCATGTACATATCCTCAGTAGTATCTTTGTAATTAATTCTTAATAATTCAGCAACTGCTGTAGGATGTGTGATGTATGGCTCGCCAGTGTACTTTCTCTTTTGCCCAATATGAGCATTCTTCGCATAAGTACCAGCGAGATTTATTCTTGGGGAAAATATGCCTTTAAACAAATTTCCGTCGTGCTTTTTAACTGGCAACTGCCACCTCTTGTAAATGTCTATCGGCGATAACCTTTTGTAATAAAGTGAGAGTATCAAGTACATTTTTATGACCGATACCAACACCACCATTATCGTTAAAGTAATGAACACAAGTAAGTTGGTCATCAATTAAGATGTCACCATCTTTACCGAAAGTTCCTTTTTCAGTTCTACCTTTCACGAAATTAGTGACCAAGTCACCCAAACCATTTTCTAACAACCATAACCTTTTTTGTTTGCAACTTTCAGCAAACTGGTCATCATATAATGTATGAACACTAGATAAAATTTGGATTTCATAACCATGCTTTTCAGCAATCTGTCTAGTAGAATCCATCAATTCATCCATGTTTACCATTCTAGGAAGTTTGGTAAATAGTTTATTCTGCATAACTTCATCACGGAACTCTTCATATATAAAAGAGTGCCTTCCATTTCTGAAGTAATAGTCGTCAAAGTTGGCTAATACACCATCCATATCGACATATATTATTTTATTATCTTTAATCATACAGTAATTCTACTCCATTTTTAGACAAATGTCAAGTAAAATCGTCTTTTTTTTTAGATTAAAAAGTTATTAAAAATCAAT